ACTGAAGCGTGTGTACTAGTACTGCACCACGTCTCTGAGCAGTCAGAGTACGGGTCACCTACTGAACCACCAGCACGTCGTGCTATTCACGGTAAGGTCAGTCAGTTACCTGCACTGATTCTTACACTGGGTTACAACCCTGAGTACAATGAACTTAAGATAGCTGCAGTAAAGAACCGCTTTGGTCCACACGCTGCAGATGGCAAGACCTACGCCACACTGAGTGCGAGTTATGGCAACTGTCAGATATCAGATAAGAACGCATACGGTGCAATGCTAGCTCGTGATGCAAGGCACGGATATACTGGTAACTACATACCAGAAGACGAGTACGGAAATGAGATTGCTGTATGACAACAGAGACAGTAAACAAGTGGACTGCACGCTACAAAGAAGATAAGCGCACTACCTTCCAGGTAAGACTATCTAAAGAAGAGCGTGATGCTATCCACCAGGAAGCACGCAATCGTGGCATCACAGCGTGTGAACTATTCAGACAGTATGCCCGGTATCTAATGGAAGAAGACAATGGCTAACACAGAGATTGCTTACTTAAAGAATGAGATCCGTCAGCTCAAGTACGATATGTCTAACCTTATTATGGCGCTGATTGAACTGAAAGTATTTAAGATTAAGATTGATGAGAACGGCCAAGCCATCTATGATACGGGTAAAGATGAGCAGCCCGAAGTACAATAAGGCTAAGGGCGCTGCCTTTGAGATTGATGTAATGAAGTGGCTACGATCTATGGGTCAAGTAGCTGACCGTCTACGCCTAGCAGGCAAAGATGATGAAGGTGATTTAGTATGTGTCGTCGCGGGACAGACCTACATACTAGAACTCAAGAACACCGCAAGACTAGACTTGCCGGAGTTCTGGAGACAGGCAGAAGTTGAGGCGCTTAACTACGCTAAGGCTCGTGGTATTGGGGAAGTGCCACTGCATTATGTTGTAGTTAAGCGTCGCAACGCTGGTATAGAAAAGGCTTGGGTAGTCCAAGACTTAGCACAATGGTTGAAAGAGAAGTCATAATGGCTGTCGCTAATAGACCTCTTAAACGCAGACGGCATACCGCACAGCGTGGTAAACCGATGACACAATCCCAGAGATGGGGAAAGGTAGTAACAACAATGGCACCAACACCAAACGGAGATATTTCAACGTCACAAATATGGGAACACATTCCACCACTAACAGATGAACCAATCGTTACAGCTGAAGCAGAGGAAGCGACAGAGGAAGAGAACAATCAGGCGTGATTTGCCAGCCTTGTATGGATGCAGGCGAATACAATCGCTTGAATCAAATTAAACTCAGCGAAGCACATCACGAACAATGCGAGGGGTGCGTATGCCAGCACAGGACTGGTCCAGGGTACGTAAAGCGGGCAGGTACAAAGGTTCCGTTGATGCAAATTCAATCCCCATAGATGCAATCATTAGATTCTTTGGCGGTGAAGTAAGAGAAGGTAAGTCAGCCAGTGTGCGGTGCTGCTTACATAGTGACAGTAGACGATCTGCTGTCATCAATACGTACGATAACTTGTACTACTGCCATACCTGCGGTAAGGGTGGTAATGCAGCAAACATAGTTTGCATACTAGAGAACTTGGAGTTTAACGATGGCCTCAAACGCGCAGTCGAAATTGCAGCTGGAAGCGGCGCAGCGATACGCACAGCAGATAAGTCCAGAGGCAATCGTCGCGCTAACAGAACGTGGGATATCTGAAGAGGTAGCTGCGCTCTATATGCTAGGCAGTGTGACTGATCCTATGAACGGTCACGAGATGCACGATGGGTGGATATCTATTCCATACATCACTGCCCTTAACCACTGCGTAGGCTTTAAGTTCCGTAGATTAGATGATGGTAAGCCCAAGTACGGTAGCCCTACAGGACAGAAGGCTCATCTCTATAACGTAGTAGATACAACTATTCTTAGTAAGCACATCATTGTATGTGAAGGTGAGTTAGATACAGTAATAGTCTCAGGTGTGCTTGGTATACCAGCAGTCGGAGTACCTGGAGTACAGGCTTGGAAGCCACACTTTGCCAAGCTACTTAACGGTTATGACACTGTCTATGTTGTAGGTGATAATGACGTGAAGGAAGATGGATCTAACCCTGGCGCTGAGTTTAGTAAGCGCGTTGCTTCCGAAGTATTGAACGGAACTATTGTTACACTTCCACCCAATATGGACATCAATGACTACTACTTAGCTCACGGTGCTGAAAGCACAATAGCTTTGCTGGTAGGTGAAGGAAATGGATAAGGGTGAATGGGCACAGATGGTACAGATTTTGCATACTATGGGCTTTCACATCTTGGAAATCAATTACGAGAAGGAGACTCTTCTAATATGTCCAACAGCAACCCGTTAGTAGATCACTTAGCAGTAGTTGGTTACCGTGCAGGTGGAGTATCTACCGAGGACCTGACATCTTTCATTGAATCATTCGCTTCCCTTCGTGCCAACAGAGTCAAGGGCGTGGGCCACGACCAGTATTCACACGCACAAGGGCAGAAGTTCGAGGCGTTTACCACCGCAGATACCATTAGAGAATTGATTGAAGAGTTAGCTGATGCTAGCAACTACATAGACTTCCTTGCCATCAAGCTGCTGAACATACAGCACACTATAGATTTGGTGTTACCTGACTGTGACTGAACTACACCCATCTATCTATGACATAGCACCTAGCGTAGCCAACACTGTATACAAACAATACAAGAAGTTTGTTGAGCGTGATGACGTCAAGCAGGAGTGTATGCAGTGGGCTATGTCCCGCGTTGCTTACATCAACGAGCAGCTAGGTGATGAGAACGTAGAGCAGCGCAGACACAACGAGCAGAAGATTGCTTGGCAGATGTCACGTGCAGCTGAACGTTACTGTCGTAAGGAGAAGGCCACTAGGTCTGGCTACCAGTTAGGTGATGAAGCCTACTACCAGACTGCAATGCTTGGTCAGTTACTTCCATTCGTTATTGCGTCAATCATAGATGGCGCAGTGTTAGAGCAGGCACAAGAGATGATCCGCGATGGGCAACCTAAAGGTTCCTCTAGTCCGGCAGAAGGTGGCAACCTTCTTTCTATGCTTATTGATATTAAGAAGTGTTACGAGCAGTTGGAGCAAGAGGACCAGCGCATACTTGTCCTTCGCTACCACGAGAACCTTACCCTTGCACAGATTGGTGAAGTACTAGAGTGTCACCACAGTACAGCAGACCGTAGATGTAATCACGCTCTGCGTGAGCTGAACAATAAATTGGGTGGGCCTAGCCCTTATCAGTAATGAACGAGATAATCCTGTATGACTTTCTTAAACTTAATCTCTACCCAGATTTAGAGAGAGCACCCGGTATCTATGACGCCTTCGACTGCACCAGTGCCAAGGCCGGTCACTTCATTGAGTTGAAGTGTCGCCAAAGTCATTATTCTACGCTACTTATAGAGCAGATGAAGTATCGCAAGCTCATCACCCAAGCCTACCATCGTGAGATGTTACCCTTCTATATCAACAGCACACCGCTTGGTATCTACTCCTTTGATCTTACAGAGATAGATGAACCTGAGTGGTTCATACACCAGATGCCAGCAACAACAGAGTTTTAGAACAGCGACAAGGTAGAGAAGGTAGTTGGTTACCTAGATATAGAGGAAGCGGTGAAGTTATGACATACGATTACGAGTGCACTAAGTGCAAGGATAGATACACAATGGAACGCAAGATGAGTGACCCTGAAGAGTTCCCGCAGTGCAACCTGTGTCATCAACCTATGACTCGCGTATGGTCATCACCAACTGTAGTCTTTAATGCTTCTGGTTTCTACAGTACGGACAACAAGCGTGGCTGAGTATCCTAATTGGTTTAGACAGATAGCACAGCATAACTTCGAGCAGTTCCTATTACCTGAAGCTGGTAAACCCAACCTTCAATACCTACAGCTTGGTGTATTTACTGGCGACGCCAGCGTATGGTTACTAGAGAACGTGCTCACCGGTGAGAACAGTGAGCTTACTGACGTTGATACTTGGCAGGGTGCAGAGAACGAACCTATCCAAGAGGCTATGGATTTTAATGATGTATACAAGACATACTTCAGTAAGATATCCCAGTATAAAAGAAAGTTTAATATCAGGCGCTACAGTACAGCTGAGTACTTGCTTGCGATGTATGGACCTGATCGCCCACTAGGTGAGTACTTTGACTTCATCTACGTAGACGCACACCATACGTCAGCTTCTGCATTTATGGACTGTGAACTATCGTGGCCAATACTTAAGTCCGGTGGCATACTTGCTATTGATGACTACGAATGGCTACACCCTGACGGCGTAGAGATACACGCACCCAAGCTAGGTATCCATATGTTCTTAGATCGTCACGAGGGAGAGTTCGATACTCTCATTATCAACCAGCAGTACTGGATTAGAAAGCACTAACCCCCACCGGAAAGAGGTAACGGTGAGGGTTAGTTGGCTGCGAAAGAGGCGCGTCTAACAATATCAACCATGTTTCCGATGACCCACTCAACGACAGGCACAGCAACTGCGTTGCCCATCTGCTTGTATCTACTGCTATCGGATTGTCCAGCTGTCCAATCATCAGGGAATCCCTGTAACCTTTCACATTCTACCGGTGTTAATCGGCGCACAGTTCCCTTGTTAAGTAAGGTCTGATCATTAGATGTTGCTATGGTCAATGACTTATCCTCACTAATCAAAGGGCCTTTACCCCCACCTGGTTTACCTTCTCGCATACGCATAAGTGTTGCAACCATTGATACGTTATTCCCCCCTGTACCCATACGAGATGTAAGGGTATTCATAGTATCGCCTTGTACTCTAGCTCCGTCGTGGTAGTGAGGGTGAAAGACAATGATAGTAGTACGCACATCTCCATTATCAAATGCGTTCATAGTAGGCATCACTCCCCCTTCAATCCACGTCTCATAGTCTTGGTCATTCTGCGCTCTGCGAGCTTTGGTGTACCAAAGCATTATGCAAGTCCTCTGGCAAGGTCTTGCCTCTGCGACTGGCTCGTCTCAAAATCCCGTCGCACGCCTTGCTGCTTAAATAGTATTTCTCCGGCGCTTCCGCTTGAAGCACGTCGGCAAGCGATGAAGACACGC